CTCTCTAAGATTCCAACTTCTATATTTATTTCTCTAGAGGCTTCCTTAAAGATATCAAAAAATTCTACATATTCAGTTAACTTTAAAAGATCGATTAGAAACTTTTTTCTGTTAGTATCTGTCGCAGTTAAAAACTGTAATGATGTATTCGTGTTCTGATACACGAGTTGTGTGAATGTTTTAAAATCTAATCCAAGTAACTCTTGGACTGTCTTATATGTGTTTGTTGCTGTGTGAGATGATATATCCTCTCCATTCTTAAAGAGTTTACATTTTATACTTGCCTTTCTAGTTACATCTATTTCGTACTCATTATCATCAACTTCAAAAGTGAGGTTGATAGAATAGCCGTCATTTACAAAGCGATTTTGAATCTCTTGTTTTTTAATTCCTTTACTATTCTTATTGAATAAGACTTCCTCGATAATAAGTGGAATGGAAGACTTGCCCATTCCATTTGTCCCAACGAGTTGGGTAAGGTTGCTATCATTAAGCTCAAGAATATTGTCCTTACCATAACTAAAACAGTTATCCCAACGTAGCGTTTTTAGAATAATCACTATACACTCCTAGTATTTGTTGTATTTTTTCATCACTTAATTGAAGTATAGTACTAAGATACTTTGCTAGTTCTTCTTCTATCGTTAAATCTTTTAGATTAAGCGTAGCTTCACTACTTCGTTTTACTACTTTCTTATCTAGTAAGTCAGAGTTAGCGATGGAAGCTAAGTCAGCCACATCTCCTTCTATCTCATAAATTGTATGATGAAATTCTGTTTGTATCATATCTTCTGGGTCACTAACTGTTCGTCTAAGTAATTGGGGTAGGTCAAGTTCATGCCATTTCCAATCATTCATGACGGAGTCAATTATAAGATATCCTGTTTTAACTACATCTCTATGAAAAGAAGTAGTCATAGGTGAACCTGGATAGACAATGTTTCTCTGTGTATTTGAGTGACTATGTAAGTCTCCAGCAAACACAACAGGGAAATCATTAAATCTATTTAAGTCAACCTCGGGTGTTACATGAGGGGGTATTTCACCCCTTACATGCGTATATAAAGGTTTATTCGTATCACAGGCTTCTATGCCTCCCTTCTTATGCAAATCTGCATAGGGAAGTATAGTACCCCAACTGAATTCAGTTGTTTCGTCTATGATAACGACCTTTGGATTCACATCAGATGTAGCTCTTTTAAGGTTAGAAAAGAAAGTTTTATTCTTCTTAGTAGCTTCATGGTTACCATCATAAATGAAGGTAGGAATATCAATGTGTTTGATGTAATCAAAGTACAATGTTAATTCGTCCATTGAAGGAACTCTATCGAATATGTCTCCACCGATAACGTGCATGTCAACGTCTAACTCTATATCATGAAGTAAATCAAAAAATAGGTCGTAACGACTACATGCCCACGGCATAGGAACATTTTTCTGTCCTAGCTTAATGTGCCAGTCTGCTGTAAATAGTATGTTCATACTACGAAATGCTGAATTCTTTATCTACATCAGAAGGTGCGTCTGCACTTTCAGATGGTTGAGTAACTCTTTGCAGCAGCTCGAGTTGAGCATCAGGAGTAGGTCTAGGTAGAACGTCGTCCATAGAACGAATCTCAGCTATTGCTGTAGACTCTGCTTCATTTAAAGGACGTACTTTGCACTTAAGTGCTTGTAGTCTATATTCTACATTGAAAGCCATTGGACCAGTTTTGACTCTTTGGAAATGTATGTCCCAACCATTCTCTACATCAGTTGGATCACCAAGATCCTCTGCTGCAACCATGATTTGTTCCATTAGTTTCTTTTTAAGATTAACTACTTTTACGTTTCCGTCGCCTGGGTCAATGCATTGACAAGCATATGCCCAGCCACATTTAAGGTCTGGAAAGAAGTCACGAACGTGATCTTTCTCTTTGTTGTTGAATGTTTCTGTTTCTCTGTCGAAAGCTAGACATTCCATAGGAATATTTTTGCCGTTTTCGCCTTTAATCCAGTAAACATATCTAGGTAATAGGTCTCCTACTATACGGAGAACATTGTCTCCTTCTTTGTAAGTGTATTGATCTATCTTTTCTTTTTTTGCGCTCCCTTGCGCTTGGTTAAATTTTATTGCCATTTTAGTTGTTTTCCTTGATGATTTTCTTCGTATCGAAAGTACGTATAGTCTCCTTCAACTTGAAGTAATCGATTGTTGTTTGTTATGTTTTTAATTAATGGATTATACAACATATGTAATCTTGTATCTCCACTCTCCTTATATGTAAAATAATTTCTGAAAGATGCAACCATTAAATAGGTAGCACATTCTTCTGGGTAAAACTTCTTGTGATTTGCTAGTAGTTTTTCGGGTTGTTGTAAAAAACTTGCACCGACAAAATTGCCCGCCTTATACTTAAAAGCAGGGTCTTTTTTATTAATAGCTATTCGCTTGTGAGTTAAAACATGAATAATTGCGAGTATCTGTATGGGGTCACCTTCAGTTACTTTCAATATCTTTTCCCAATTATATTTTATCATTCTATTATATCAAAATTTTGAATCCCTGTCAAGTAATATTTTTCGGAGGTCTTTACAGAGTTGCAATATCATATCCTTGTTTAAGATAATAAGCCAGTCTTAGACTAGCTTGTCTCCTTGCAGTATTTCCGATTAAATTTATATCAACCACGGTGGGTTGCTTCTTGTCAGGGTAATTTCTAATTATTCTTCCTATGAGCTGTGTTAGTAACGGCTCATTATTTACTGGTGTGCCAAGAATTAAACAGCTAAGACAGTCTAAAGAAATACCTTCTGAGAAAATACTTTGTGTCCCATACAGTATGTTTTTATCGTCAAAAATCTGTTTAATTATATCTGGTCTTTCTTCGTGTGGGACTGCTCCCGTTACACAAACTGCGCTATCACCAGTGAGTTTCGCACAGTTTTTAAGGAAGTCTACTCTATCAGATACTACTAGCACTTTGTGACCCCTAGCAGCGTATGCACTAGCGGTCATGGCTATAGAATTCTGGTACTCTGAGTCATAAGCCAATTCATTGACTCTGTTAGCCCAAGGTATAGAGTTTCCGTCCATAAATCTTATTGGAAGTTTTAAGATGTCAATTTTTGGCATCATAAAGTTTTCCTTTGGTGGTTTGTAAACATTGTCTCCAAAGTAATCTTTAAAAACTACATGTCTACCATCTTTTCTTTGTAATGTGCCTGTAAGTCCTATTTTATTTGTTGCACAATTTTTATCTATAATTCTAGAAAAGGTCGGACTACTAACATGATGCATCTCATCTAAGATAATAGTTCCGAACTCTTGTCTAATTTGTGGAATCTTTCTATATAAACTCTGAATATTGCCAATCACTACAGGACTATCAATTTCAAACTTTCCACTGCCAATAATGCCAGGTGTAAAACCAAATACTTTTTCACATTCAGTTTCCCACTGCTTTCTTAAAGCTAAAGTGTGGGTAACTACTAATGTTTTCTGACCTAGCTTTCCTGCTATTGCCAAAGCCGTAAATGTCTTACCCCAACTTACCCAAGCGTTAATTATACTACTGCCTTCTATATCGTCGTATACAGACTGTTGAGACTCACGTAAAGTAAACTTAAACGGAGGAAATTCTACAGGTTTATTGGTTCGTTTGTCAACTATTTCGTGGTCTTCTGGTATTAAATCCAGCCTTCCCACAGGTATAGCAACTAACCCTTGTTTAATAAGTGCCATGTTCTTAATTATAATAGGTGGATCGCCATACTTAAAAGAAGGAATAGCATACGTAAGTTCAGTATCTATTTTCTTCTGAGTATGAGGAAGTACCTCTAGGTATATCCTATCACTTATTACTGCTTTCATATTACCAGTGGTGTACTACACCAGCGACTATAATAAAACAAGTGATAAAATTAATAAGCACAATAATGGTACGCATAATAGCGACACTATCAGCATCTTTATCTGTTCCAACTTTTTCTCCTAATGATTTTGCCCATAGCTTCCACAGTTTCATTGTATAATATCATCATATCCTATAGTATAATAAACTGTAAGCTCTTCTCCAGCCTTGATAGGCTTCACTGAAAAAAGTTTTCTAGTATGTACTTCGGTTAGTATAAAACAATTAGGTTTATCACTATGGTTTATAAAACCACCTAAAGGAGTTCTTATCCAATCTCCTAAGCGATCATTCCAAACGTGGGTTTCTCCAAAATAAACTGCTGCCTTCCATTCTTCCGTGGCGTGTAATCCTAATCCATTAACAGGACTAGACTTTACAGTCAGTCCTTCGATTAAAGGTTTATAGTGGTGTTGTCCAAATTTCATATTACTTAAATGTGTATCTTACTTCTGTTTCTAGTTTGTTATTATTTTCATTTTTGAACTCTAACTTTCCTTTGAACGTCCAATTAACTCCATCAAACTTATATCCTAACTCCTGAGTTTCTCCTACTTCTAGATACATATTGTTATCGAATTTATATCCAGCTCTAAAATAACTTGAGTTCTTAAGATAGTTTTCATACTGAAACTGTGCTTCATTTTTATACTCTATATAAGGGGCAGCACCTAAATGTGATGCTATAAACCCTACTAAAATTATTGATCTCATACTTTTCTCCATGTGTCTTTTTTCTTTTCCTCTGATACATCATATAGTACCCAAGGTATGCCTTCCCTATAAAGAATCCCTGCCCAAGTATAAGACTTGGGCAAAGGTCTTTCAAGAGTAAAAGGAAAGGGACAATCTTTTATCCATAGCACGGTGGCTATGATTTTTTTATCTACTCTTGTGATTTTGTGGTACTTCAGTGGAAGATTATGGTTTTTGTACTTTGTAAAAAAGTAACCTGAATTATCAATATAATGGTTTCCTTGGTGGTTTAAGTAAGAAGGTATATCTTTTATCATATACTTTATAGTATACATACTCTTCATCGGGCTTTGTAGCCGTCTTTTTCCAAGAGTATCTCCCTTCATATTTCTGTCATCAAGTACTTGATTTTCTATCCAAAGAATTCCATCTACTCCTATTACATCATCTGTATGTAGGGGGTAGATAGGAAACTTTAATTTATCATATATCATACGTCTTTTCAAACTTTCCGAAGGAGTAATCATCTCCAACGTCAAAGTCACAACCAACAGGACAGCCTGGTATAGACAGTCCTCTATCCATCTGTACGCACTCTCTAATTACTGCGGAGTACGCATCTACGGCATCTTCTTCTACTTCTGCAAGAATTGAGTCATGTACTAGAGCAAAGATATTTGCTTTGTAGGGAGCTTTCTTCACAATATTATGTGCGTCTATAGCGCCTAGTAAGTTTATATCAGAGGCTACTGATTGAACTAAAAAGTTCATACCAGACCTAACTTCATGACTTGCAATTCCTTTGTTATCAGAGCGAACATTAGGTAATCTTCTCTTTCTTCCATAGTGAGAATATATAAACCCATTGTCTCTAATAAACTTAGATGATTTATCAATCCAAGCTCTTAATTTAAAGAACTGACGGAAGTAATCATCAATAACTTCCTGTGCATTGTTAAGACTAAAGTGTTTACCTGAGTCT